AATTTAATGGAACAACGATAGTCTTTTGTTCTCCATATTTTTCAAAAATAATTTTAAACTCACCTCTAAACTTTCCAGCTTTAGCTGTATCTTTTTTACTAAATTTATATTGAATTGTAAAGTCAATAATTTCTCTACAAGTATCTTCTTGATTTAATTGTAGATTATTTTTTGTTTCGATATTTACAAAACCACTTTTATCATGTATTTTATAATAACCTCTTTCATCAGTCATTGAAAACAATACAGTAGCATTTTGAATAATATTAATTAATTCAGAAAAATTCCTACCTTTATAGGGTCTTAACTCTAATATTGGTAGTTCGCTATTTTGTTTTATTGAAAAATCCATTATTTTAATTTTCTAAAACCGTATCTATCAGAGAAGTAATTATAGTTCTTTTTGATTTCAGGGAAACCTAAATCAATATCATACATTCTAAGCCTTTGTATCTTTCCATAGAATGAACCATCAAAATTATCTTCAATAACAGATTTAATTCCTCTATTATATAATATTTCAGTACTAATTGTATATGAAGTTGTTCCTGTAAGGTAAACTACATCATATTCACGGAATGTAATATCGTCAAAGTAGAAATTATAATAAGATGTTATATTTTCCGCATTTTCAAATTTAACAACAGGTGTATAAGATGTATATCCACTTATTTCATTTGGTGTTACAAAATCAATTGATAAATAAGTCCATGTATTTGCAGAACTATTTGTATTATATGTAGTAGTAGTTAATACTTCAATTTCAGAACTTAATGGATTTATAAAATCAAAATAAATTCCTTTTTCAGTATTTGAATAATATCCATTATCATCATAAAAATATCCCTCTAAAACATATTTCTTATTTGGTTTTACTTCTAATGCATTTTCAAAAATTAATAAATTATTTGTTAATGAACTAAATGTTGTAGCTGTAGAAGATGAAATTGTATCTGGTATCAGATTATACTCACTAAAACTATAATTATCAATAAAAAATTTATAATTTTCTGTTATTGCAGTAATGTTACCTGCTTTTATTACAGGTGTATAAATTGTATATGAAGATATAACTTCAGGAGTGGTAAACTCTATACTTAAATCTAACCAAGTATTTGATGAAACACTATCATTATATGTGATAGATGTTATGATAAGATTTTCACCTGATAATGAAGGTTCAAAATCAAAATAAATACTCTTTGATTCACCACTTAAATAACTATTATCATCATAGAATTTTGTTGATAATGTATATTTTTTAGCAGGGTTAATATTTATATCTTCAAATTTAAAGATATTATCTGTAACTGATGAATATGTTAAGCCTGTGACAATATCTTGTTCATATAATTTGAAATCATCAAACCTAAAGCTATAAACTGAAGGGAAACAGTCACCAAAGTCAACTGTAGCACCTAATGTGTAGGCTGTTGAGCCTGTGATTATTGAAGGTGTTTTAATTTCAGTTCTTAATGTATACCAAGTATTAAAAGAGTCTGAAGATGTATATGCTGTTTTACCAAGAACTTCATTTTCACTATCTAAATTTAAAAAGTTTATTTCAACATATTTATATGTACCTACAAAACTAAAGAAATCATTAAATCTTGATTCAATTATATAAACTTTACTTGGGTTTATTGGTTTAGGGTCTGTAAGTGTAAAGATTGTATTAGTTGGTGAGTTAAATGTATTACCTGTAAAATCATTATTCCTAATATTTAAAATAAATGCAGATGGATTACCAACTTCACTAAATGGTATTGCTTCTAATGTTCCATCAACTAAATCAATGGTTATGCCTGTTGTGATACCAATTGTATGACCACTATCTTCAAATTCACCAAAATTACCATCATTTATAGTTAATGTATTAGATGTATATTGAGTTATCACAAGTGATGGTAAAGCAAGTCTAAGTGAACTATTTCCTGAGAAATATTGTTCTGTTGATACTTCTAATAATGCATTTATTGTTTCACTTGATACATTTTCAATTGAGGATTCAAATGTTTTTGTAATTGCACTTGAGAATACATAACTAAATCCTGTTAATGCAAGTACAGGTAGTAAATTATAATCTTCAGTATAAATTTCATCAAAATAAAACTTATAATTTTGATTTATACCTGTTGGATTATCAATAAACACATATGGTGTATAAGATGTAACACCTGTTATTTGAGTTGGTGTATTAAATTCAATCTTTAAATCATTCCAAACACCTGATGATGTTGTAGTTGTATAAGTTAAAGATGATACTACTGTATGTTCAGAATCCAATGATGGTAAGAATCCAATATAAACACCTTTAGTTTCTCCTGTATTATAACTATTATCATCAAAGAACTTAGCACTAATAATATATTTTTTATTAACTTCAGGAGTTAAAGCTGATAATGTTAATAGTGAATTTGTTAGTGAACTGAATGTAAATGATGTAAATGGTGTTAAAGGATAATTTGTTATTGAAAAATTATCAAAATAGAATTTATAACTTGAACTTATTCCACTTTTATTATATAATTTTGCAATAGGAATATAACTTGTAGAGCCTGTTAATGCACTAGGTGTGGTAAATGATAATGATAAATCAACCCAAGTCTGAGAAGATGTAGTTGTTGTATATGTTAATGAAGATATAATTATATTTTCAGAATCTAAACCCCCCGATAATTCTAAAATTACACCCTTATCTTGACCAGTTAAATAACTATTATCATCATAAAACTGAGTATTTAAGAAATATTTAGTATCTGTTGTAATTGTAAATGAACTAAATTTAACTAAAACATCTGTTGTTGATGATAATGTAAATGAACTGTATGTATCAATAGTTTCATATGATAAATAATAATTATCAAAGAAGAAATTATATCCTATATTATTAATAGTTAATGATGTAACACTTTCGCCACTTGTTCCACCTGTAAATATAAAATTAGTTACTGATGGTTCAGTCAAATCATTTTCATAATCAATACTAGTTGAAAATTTATATGTTGTATTACCTGTCATTGCTGATGGTGTTTTGAAAACATATGTTAATTTTGTCCAAGTATTTGCGGATGTTGTAGATGTATAAGTTTCAGCAGATAAAATAAGAATTTCAGGGTCTAATGCAGGGATTGTATCTAAATAAACACCTCTATTTGAACCTGTCCAAGTTTGTGCAATATTTTGTGTATATGCAGAAATATTAATTACATTACCACTAGCATTTGTTCCTGTATAAGCAGTTACAAAAGTAGTTTCACTTGTAGCAGTATAATTATAAAAATATCCCTCATAATAATAATATGTATTTGGTATTAATGTAACATCATTTACAAAATAGAATAAATTTTTATCAATACTAAAGAATGGTGCGTAACTATTTGGTTGTGGATATGGTGCAACTCTAAGACTTGATGAACCACTTAATACAATACCAGCATCAAAATAATATGCTGCTGTATTATTTGTGTCCATTCCATAATCTGAAAGGTAATCAAATGTACCACTATTACCATTTGTAATAACATTTCCTGTATAAACGGTAAGACCTGTTGTGTATGTAATTCCTGATGAATCACCAAATAATTTTAATGATGTTGTACTTGAATATTGGTTGGAATATTGTTCAGTACTTGATGTTAATATTGCAGCATCAATTTCTGTTGTAAATGGTGTTATATCACCCTCAAAATCATATAATACCGTACCACCTGAAATATATTCATATATTGTTTTAGTAGATGATGTTGATGCTGTTAAAACTAAAGAACTTAAACCTGAAAAAGTTTGTGCAGTTGTTGATGTTATTACTACATCTAGAATATCTGTTGTTATACCACTAATAGAACTTTCAAAATCAATATTACTTGAACTATTAAAGAAATAAGTATAACTTGTTGAATAACCTGTTAAATATGTAACTGAAAATAGTGGTTCAAGTGGTCTTAGTTGTAAAGAATAACTACCTGAATGTGTAAATGATGTAGTTGATGTAATAATTATATCATAAACATCACTTGTAACACCTGTTATTGTATTTTCAAATGTACCATTATCGCCATTTAAAAAATAATTTGTATTTCCTGAAACTTTGTATTGTTCAAATACAAAATCATCAAAAGTAAATTTATAGTCAATTGAAATTCCTGTTGGATTTACAAATTTAATTAATGGTAAATAACTTGTATTACCTGTTATTGCTGATGGACTTAAAAACTCTAATCTTAAATCAGTCCAAGTTTGAGTAGGTGTTGTTGTTGTATATGTTAATGAAGATATAATTATATTTTCAGAATCTAAACCACCTGAAAATGTTAAATAAACACCTTTAGTCTCTCCTGAATTATAACTATTATCATCATAAAATTTACCTTTATATACATATTTTCTATCAGGGATAATATTTACAGGATTAAAAATTAATAAATTATCACCTGTTGCGCTAAATGTAAAACCTGATGTGGAAACAATATTTTCAATAATTGCAGGTGAATATTCAATTATTGATATATCATCAAAATAAAACTTATAGTCATTAACTAAATCAAAAATATAGTCTACTTTAATTGATGGAATATAATTTGTAATACCTGTAAATGCTGATGGAGTTGTAAACTCTAAATATAAATCAACCCATTTTCTTTTTTCAATTGTATTATTGTATGTAATTGATGTTAATTCTGTATTTTCAGGGTCTAAACCACCTTGGAAACTTAAAAATACTGATTTGTTAGTGCCTGAAAAACTATTATCATCATAAAACTTAGCAGTATATACATATCTACAATTTGGATTAACTGTTATACCTGTTGTACCAAATATTGGTGTTGGTAAAGTATTAATTAATAGTAAATTGTTAGTATCGGATGTATATGATATTGTGGATGCACTAGAATTACTTAATTTTAAAGTTGTTGAACATTGATAAGGATGGTCAGCACTTATTTCAACTAAACCATTAATAACTTCAGTAGTAACATTTCCAGCTTGGTAAATATCATTAATTAAATTTGTGCTTGCGCTAAAAGTTGTTGAACTAATTACCGTTGTCGGTTTAACATTCATTAATAATTTTGAATTATCCTGGGATAAAACTGTAGTAAACAAATTATAAAGAACATCAGTAGTAATACCTGTTATAGATGCTTGTAGATTATTTGTATCTCCATACTCTATTTGGCTAGTTCCACCTGTTAATTGAACATCATATTCATCAAATATAAAGTTGTCAAAATATAATTCGTAAAATCTTGTTGCTGCTGTAATATCTTCTACTTTTACAACAGGTGTATAAGCTGTTAGCCCTGTAATAACTTGTGGAGTTTGAAATTCTAAACTCAAATCAATCCAAGTTTGTGGTAAATCTTCTGTTGTTAAATATGTAGATGCTGTTATTACGGTAATTTCAGAATCTAACCCTTCTAAAAATCCAAGATAAATGTCATTAATATAACAATTAAAACTATCATGGTCATATATTTTAGCAGAATATATATATCTTTTATTTGGTTGTATTGAAATTGGTTGTGTAAACTTCAATAAATTATTAGTTATTGAACTAAATGTTGATGCTGTGTAGTCATTGTAAGTTAATAACAATGAACCACTTCCTGAATAAACTTCTGTTGAACTGCTTAATAATAAGCTATTTACGACATCTGTACTTACATTATTAATAGCTGTTTCAAAAGTACCAAAATCACCATCGTTGAATAGTGTTTGTCCTGTTACTAATGTATAACTATATCCGCTTAAATTTTCAATACTATAACCACTTTGATAAATAAATTCTCTACCTGTAATAATATTTTCGGTTACAGTTGCTGATGAAAATGCATCAACATAAGAGTGTTTTAATCCCCAAGTTCCACCACCCCAATTTATTGTGAATGGTATACCTATTTGTTTATCTGCGTCAATACTTAAAGGTCTTAACCAAAAGAATTCTTCAGTATTATCAACTTCATGAAATAATTTACCGTTTACAAAGATTTTAAAGAAACCATCTCTTCTTGGAACACAATCAATTAAATTATCACCTTCATAATCTTTGATTTTTCTACAATATCTAAATGTTGTAACAATATTTGTCCAACCTGTAGTTTCTATTGGATTATCAGTTTTATATTCAGCAGTAAAGCCAGATGTAATTAAATATCTTAATGATATTGTCTTATCATTATTAAATTTTAAACCTGCTGCATTATATTCAACATCGTTAAAATAATTATTTATATCATAACTAATTTTTGATGTATCATCATTTGCACCTGAAAATGCAATGTTAAACTTATTTTCAGATTTAGCACCTAAATATAAAAAGAAGCCATCTGTAAATGATTGTATATTATCAAATGTATCTTGGTCAATATATAACCAAGTATCTATTGTAAAACCATTATCAGTTCTATATTTTGAAAGTTGGTAGTATTTATCATGTAATTTAAAATATGTACTTAAATAACCACCCGATAAAGCAAAAGAATTTCCTTCATCGCCTGTATTTAATGACACTTGTGGAAATGTTGTATTCCCTTCCGAATCATTATAACCTAATCTTTGAAGGATTAAGTTTCTATCTCTTTTTGTAAAAGTTTTTGTTTGTGTTAAAGATGTTGCAAGACCAAAATCGTACATTGTTTGACCATATCCTGTTAAAGTCAGGTCGGACAAAATATAATTTTCCCAAAATGTTAAACTAGTTACAGAAAATCCTGCATTATTGTCAAATGACTTTATATTTGAAATATCAAAATCAAATATAATGTTATCTTTGGTAAGTCCTGTATTATTGAATATCATTCTATTTTATATATAAATAGAAAAATATTCAAAAAATGACGTAAGTATTTTATTTAATTTTTTAATTCTATGAAAGAATTTCCATTTTCATCTTTATCAACCATAATAAGATAATCTGGATTAATTATATCACCATATGCATGCTCAATAATTAAGATTTTATCAATATCTTGTTTAACTTTATTCATAAGATTTATAAAGTTAATTGCATTTCTTTCAGAGAGTTTACCAAACAGTTCATCAAGTAAAAGAATGTTCGGTCTTGACCTATTATTCATAAATCTTAATGCAAGTCTAAGGCAAATACAAGCAAATACTCTTTCCATTCCTGAACCTGAAATAACATTCTGAATAATTTCAGGAGTATCTTTTTTTGACATTTGAAAAAAGAGTTCGTTATCAAAGAATACATTAAAATCAATATCTTCAGTATATCCTTGAAGATACATATTTACTTTTGGAATTAATTTTTTTAATAATGTGCTTGGAATACCTTCTCTGTGAATACAATTCTGATATTCTTCTCTGATTAACTCTTGTCTTTGTTGTTCTAAATATTTTGTAATTGTATCTTTATAGTTTTTGATTTCATTTTCAGCAAATTCAATTTTATATTTAAAATCATTTACTTCTTTTTTTAATGATTCTTTATCATCTTTAAATTCATTTACCTTTGTTTTGTATGTATCAATTTTTGATTGAATCTTTTTATTTTCTTCAATATAAACTATATTGATATCATATCTTTTTAAGATATCATTTTTTTGAGAGATTTTTAAGTCAATATTTTCAATATGCATTGGAATATTATCATATTCCTGTTTGAATTTATTTCTTTTTTCAATCTCTTTAATAATTAATTCAATTTTTGTAATCTTTTCCTTTACTTTCGTAATTGAAACACTTTCTTTTTTAATATCATCCTCAAAATTCTTTATTAATGATTTTTTACTTTCAATCATTAATTCTTTATCTTTGTTTTCTTCTTTATATTTATCAATATTTTTATTGATTGACTTAATATCTAATTCATATTTCTTTTTGAAAGTTTCTTTTTTAATATCATTCTGAATTTTTTGAATGTCTTCTTTTAATTTATCAACCTTTACCCTAATTGATGCAATTGCATCTTTATCTTTTAAACGATTACAACTTGGACAAACTTTACTGTCTTCTAATAAAGAAATTTCTCTTTCAATTAAATCAATTTGTCTTTCTAAGGCAAGTCTATCATTATCAATTTGAGAATCAATTTTTGATAATGCTATATTATCTTTATGTATATACCCATTTATAACGGCAATATCATTTGTTATAATATTAATTTCTTTATTTAAGTCTTTTATTTGGTCATTTTTAGAAATTAACCAACCATTAAATGAATTTGATTTTTCCTTTAAAGAGTTATAAAGTTCTTCATCCAAAACAAACTTATTAAGTTCTTCAATTTGTTTTAAAAGGTCTTTCTGTGACCTTTTCTTTTCTTCTTTATCATCAATAAGTTTATTAATTTCAGATTTAACATTATTAATGTTAAGATTGATTAATTGGTTATCAATTGATTTTAATGTTTTAATCGTATTTTCAACATGTGTTTCCCCATTTGAAATTCTTTCATTTAGAACATTAATTTTATCTTCTCTATCAATTATATTATTTTCCCAATCTTCAATATAGACTTTTGCATCCTCAATAAGTTGATTATATCTATCAACAGAAATATTTAAAAGACTTTCTTTTTTATATTCATTTTTCTTATATATTTTGAATACTTCAAGTTTCTTTTCAAATATATCAAGACCTGTATCTCTTAGAATTGAGTCTAAGAATTTTGCATGGTCAGTTGTAAGAATATCATTTAAAGTATCAGCATTAATTAAGGATTTTGTGATAAATTCATCAAAATCCCCAATTGAATGTTCAATTAATCTTTGAGTATTAGTTTTATCTTGTTCTGAAAGATTATTTTCATCAATAATCTCACCATTTGAGTCTAATTTATTGAAATAAGTCTTTGTTGAACAAGAAGTGATGTCTGTATGTGTTTTATCCCATTTTCTTTCAGTCCTTCTTCTAATTGCATAGTCTTCACCATTAATTTCAATGATTAACTGAACTTCTGAATAATCTTTTTTGTTATTGTTGTTGATAAATTTATTATCTCTGTTCTTCTCTTTTTTGAGAGTATCAAAGGTAGTACCATAAAGACCATATGTAATAGAGTTTAAAATATTTGAATTATGAACTGCAATATTGTTAGCATAATATTCACCAATACCTTCAACTTGAATATCTACTAGGTCAATAGTTGTATGTGGGCATGTTGAAATTCTAAAAATATTTTCAATTCCATCTTTAGTTTTGACTTTAATGAAAGGACATTCTTTTCCAATTTCATCAAATGATTTAAAAAGACCTAAATCTGTTCTAATAAGATGGTCTTTAGATATTGATAATCGTTTTCCTTTTTCCGTTTCTAGTGTCCAAAATTGAGAATCCTTTGATGTGATATCATAGGCAAGAATTTTTGAATACCCACATGGGGTTTCAACCTCAATATTTAATTCAGGAAGTAAATCCTTTAAAAATCTAAGATTTTCAATCTTTATTTGTTTCTCTGTCATTTTCAAGTAAAGGAAAAATTTCAATAATATTTGTCACCCTATTGTTATAATTCTCATGTTTCTTTTCAGGGTCAAAAAGAATAATTTTAGTATTTTTAAACTCTAATTCAGATAATTTTGGATTAGCAGTTAATATATAATCAAAGTTTTCATTAACATACTCATCAAATTTATTATAAAATCTTATTTGGTCAAAATAAAAACCTGCTGAAAAGTTTGATATATAAAAAGCTGTAAGATTTCTAAATTTGTGTCCTTCTCTTGATATCATTACTGTTTTATATCCATTTTCGGATAATTCGGGATAGATTTGATTTAAATGTGCAATCAATTCTTTTGATGGTAGTGTTGATTTAGCAAATAACTCATAGGAGTATTGAAATAAAAAATCTTCTAATTCATCATTTTCAAAATGGAATGAAAGTAGAGGGTTAAAGGGGTCTATTGGATAACCTATAGACCTATCAGCGTATTCAATCTGATAATATTGTTCAAATTTCTTTATGAAATCTCTTAAAATCCCATTCACTTCTATTGCAAAAGTCTTCATTTGTCTAAGTTTTGTACAAATATATAAAAAATTATCGTATTTTAATTAAAATTTTTAAAAATGAACAGACTAGAAAAATTAAAAGAATTATTTTCTAATATTGAAAGCAATAACTTCAATATTTATCTGTATGTTCCTTCAATTCCTGAGAATGTTTATTCAATGGCAGTTGAAGAGATATACAACATTTGTTATCTATTAAGAAAAAATAGTTACAATGCGTTTCTCATTACAGGTGAAGATGAAAAAGAACCTGAATTTAAAATTCCAACTTATTTAAGGGAGGAATTAAGGTCATTACCACATCTTTCACCAAAAAAAGATAATATTAATGTTACACCAAATGATATGATGATTGTTCCTGAGTTTTTTGTTAATGTAATGCACCAAATTTCAGAAGCAAAAATTCAATGTGAAAAAATTGTTCTTTGTCAATCTCAAACATATATGCTTGATTCTCTTCCACCAAATCACACTTGGGCTGCATGGGGATTCAATACAATTCTAACAACATCTGAGCAACTTAAAGAATTTATTCAAAGAAATTCAAGAGTTAATTACAATATTCAATCATATGAGATTGGGATTCCCGATTTTTTTAAACCTAAAAAAATTAAGAAACCAATTATTATGTATTTCTCAAGAGAAGATAATAATATTAAAAGATTATCTAAGATTTTCTTTATGAAATATCCTGAACTTTCTTGGGTATTATTTGAAAGAGTTCAAGGTGCTGAACCATTTATTACGAGAGAACAACTTGCTGAAAAAATGGGTGAAATTCCTGTTCTGCTTTGGCTTGATAGAGATGCAGGATTTGGTACACTTCCACTTGAAGCTATGAAAAGTGGTGCTGTGGTTGTTGGTTTGATTCCTGAAATTGAAAAAGATTATACAAAAGTTGATGATACATCTGTTTGGTCAAATTCACTTGAAGTTCTTGCTGAACAACTTGGTGTTGTTATTAAAGAATGGATGGTTGATAATATACCAGATAATGTTTATCAAAACATGAAAAATGTTTCTGAAAAATATAGTCTTGAAAACAATGAAAAAACATTAATTTCTGCTTTTTCAAATATTATTGAAACCAGAAAAACCTTAATTAAAAATGCAATAGAAAATACAAATGAAGATGAGCAATAAATTAGATTTAACAGTAATTATTCCAGTTAATAAATTGGAAAATGATTTAGACAAAGAATTGTTTGGTGTAACAATTGATTCTATTTTTAACCAAAATGCTAAAATTACACCAAAGGAAGTTATTTTGATTACTAATACAGAAACAAATAAATTGATTGACTTATCAAAATATAGTGATATCAATGTAATAATTAATGATGAAACATCAAATAACTATCAAAGTCAAATTAATAAAGCGGTAAATGAAGTTAAAACAACATTTTTCATGATTTTAGATGGAGATGATGAATTAACACCACTTTATTTTAAAAATCTATCAGACCATATGGATGAAATGCCAAATGTTGATATGTTTTTACCAATTATTGCTGATGTTACATTAGATAAAAAAATTCATCGCTATATTAATGAAATTAATTGGGCAAAAGATGTAACAAATGATAGGCATGGTTATTTGGTTATGGAAACATTGATGAATTACAATCTTGTTTCAATTAATGGTGCTGTAATTAAAAAAGAGAAATTTGAAGAAGCAGGTGGACTGAAAGAATCAATGAGATTAAGTTTTGTTTATGAATTCTTAATGCGTTTTACAAACATTGATGGTATTACTTACACTATTCCTAAAATTGGTTATTTAAGAAAAATTGGTAGAGAAAATAGTTATCTAACTGAAATTAGTCAAATGGATGGTGATGAGGTAGCTTTTTGGTGGAACTTAGCCAAGAAAGAATATGTTTGGCCTCATGATAGAAATAAAACTTATGTAAAGAAGCAAGAAGCACCTATTATTTAATAATGGCTGAAAAAGGTAGACGAGGGAGAAAGGCTAAACCAGGGTCTGTAAAAGAATATTTTACTGATGCAACAGAAAGGGCTATTATAAGATATAATAGCCCCGACTGTTCATTAGATGAAAAGAATGAAATCTATGAAAAAGAAATTCATAGAGCATTAAAAAAACTTGCTTATTTTACAGCAAAATCTTATTTTCTTTATTTTTCAAGACGCTATACTATAGAGGATATGGAAAATGACCTTTTAATTTTTGCATTTAATAATCTTCATATGTTTAATCCTGAAAAGATTAATAAACATGGTGTTAAATCAAAAGCATTTTCCTATTTCTCTACAATTTGTAAGAATGAAGCAAAACACATTTCAGAAAGAAATTTTAATCAAGATAAATCTAGTGATGATGTAATTGAAAATCTTGATTTATTTGAAAGGGATATAACATTATCATATTGTATTGATGAAAATTTTGAGGAAAATACAGACATTAATTATATTAAGATTGTATTCTTGGGAATGTGTAATGAAATAAAGAATAAAATTGAAACAGATAAAGTATTAAAAGAGATTGATGTTAATGTTGGTTATTCTCTCATTTCAATTATTGAGAATTTTAGATATATTAATGAACCAACAGAATCAAAAATGAGTTTATTTTTTATAAATAATAGAGTAATTGATATGATTTGTGAAATTACAGATAATAGATATAAAAAACAAGATATTAAAAAATCTCTAAAAACATTTAAATGTTTGTATAGTAAGCTAAAAGATGATTATATGAATAATTGACTATTTATGAGTAAATAACCCATGATGGATGAATTTAATTTATATAATGGTTTCATAGATGATAATACTTTCGCAACATTACCATTTTTTAAAATTGACGAAAGTGATGAGGATATTTATATTGAATGGAATATAGGGAATAGACTAGATGTACTAGCCTATAAATATTATCAAAATGCTGCATTATGGAAATTCATTTTACTAGCAAATCCTCAATACCTATGTGAAGGTGATATAAATATTGGTGACATTCTAAGAATACCAATGCCAAAAGAAAATATGTTTTCTATTATAAATAGAAGAGTTGATATATCAAAAAGATTTTAAACATATACTATAGAAGTATTGTTATCCATTTTTTCCTCAACAAATTTATAAAATTTATTATCCATAATAATATTACCCAATTCTTTGGGTATATATATTATTTTTATTTTACCATCAATAATTACCTTTGATTTCTTTTTTTCATCCAATGATGAAAAGATTAACATCTCTTTGTGTTTAAGGTAAACCATCTACCTCTAACTTAACCCCAAGATATCTGTTCTTGATAAATTCTATAAATGCTTTTCCTGTTGAGTCTGAATCTTGTAGTTTAAAGTAATCTTCAGGTTTAACATTATCATATTGATATGTCATATTACCTTTTACAAAAGTTACATATAAAGTATTATTGGTTGTATCATAAGTTGATGATACGATGTTTGATGAATCGTATGTTGCTTTAACGATTCCATCTTCTTGTTTTACATTTGTTGTCATAAATTTAGTAATTCTTCGTGAAGTTCTGATATATTATCAAAAGTTTTATTGTTTTCTATATTAAATTTTATTTTTAATTCATCAATTAATGTTTCGCTTGGTTTTTTGATTTCCATTAAAACATCGGTCCTACCTTTTCTTTTAATTGCATCATCAATTTTATCAAGTTCATTAGTTGTTATGATAAATATAACATCATTTGGTGTATATATACCATCTAATACGTTTAAAATACAAGAAAGTGAAATCTTAATATCAGATTCTTTCTTTTCTTCCTTTTTTCTATTAATATCATCCAATAAACAATCAATATCTTCAAATAAAACTATTGATTTTTTTGGTCTATCTGAAATTAATGCAATAAGGTTTGCATCTGTCATATCTTTAGAAAGATTAATTGATAATATATCTCTTTTTGTATAATTAGATATACCTAATGACAATGATGATTTTCCTGTTCCTGGAGAACCATAGAAAAGATATGTTCTTTTATATCTGATACCATATTTATCATATTTTTCTTTTGATAAATTAAATCTATCTAAATCATTTTTAAGAAATTCTGATACATTATTATCAAGATAAATATTATCAAAAGTCTTATTTATTACTCTACCTGCACATTTTATTTCACCATTAAAATTATAAAAGTATTTTATATATTTATTACCATATGTTACATCAACATAATCTAATAATTCTTTTAAAATAATCTTATTTCTACAAAAAATCATAAACATATGTTTACTATTCTTATAGGGTGTCATGCTATTTTGTATATTTTCAGCATTCTTTAAAACTAAAAATCTATTACCTTTAAATTTAAAATAAACAAATCCTGAATTATAAAACATATTTACATTATTATTATCTTCTCCTGCAATCCAACCATCAAAAAATGTTCTGTAATAAAGATTTTTAACTGAGTTTTGTTTTTCTGATAGAATAAAATTTTGAAATGAATAAAAGAAAAAAGAACTTTCTTCAATCTTCATTGAACAGATAATTCTATCTCTTAATGTTGTTAAGACAAAAAGAAAAAATTGTTTGAAGTAAACTAATGTACCTCCAAGAATGAGTGTTAATAATACAGTTTTATCCATTTATTTTAAATAAGTAATCGTTATGTGTGCCATCCCAATGTGGGTTATCTTTATGATTAAAATTAGTTAAATTTTCGATTAATTTATAATTTTTTTCTCCCATAAAATCCATAATTTTTTCTAAATCTTTTGTATAGATTTCTATAACAATCCATGTTGGACTACAATAATCAAAATCTAAACCATTTAATACTTCATATTCATGTCCTTCAACATCTAAAGAAAAAAAATCAACTTTATTAATATTATTACTTTTTAATATTGTTGTTAATGTTTTAGATAGAACTTTATAATTACTATTTCTTGTTAATCTTTCACCGTTAATACTACTCATTAAACTACCATCAAAATCACCATCTATTTCTTTATTTTCATTTTCAAAAGATGATAATAAACAATTTTCAAAAATATTTAAATTGCCCCTGTTTAATTTACATGCTTCAAAAGCATTAATGGATGGTTCTATCAAAATACCATTCCAATTTTTTTCATTCTCCAAGCGAAGGGTATTGCTTTGTTTTACACCATCATTTGCACCGCATTCAATATAAAACCCATCATTAAAGTTTAATAATTGAAATATCTTATCATTAAGTTCCATAATTAATTTAAAAATTCAGGTAAATATCCAAGTTTATTTATTATTTCTTCTTTGTTATATTTAATATTAATCTTTGTTTGAGGATGAACACATTTTCCAACTTGATTTTCCCCATAAATTTGGATAATTCCATTTTTGTCTACTAAATCAAGTTCATATCTTTCACCATGTGATTTAAAGTTATCTAGTACAATCTTTTTAACTTTCCAATCATAAAATTGATTTTCTACATCCTTTTCAATTAATGATGTTATTTCATTATCAAGTGATAAAACATCTTTTATAAAGTCTTCTTGATGATTTTTAGCTTTCAAAAAGTTTATAAACTCTTGTCTTACACTATCATCATTGTTTAAATCAATAGTTTCATCAAATTCTTTAATCTTTAAAGATTTATTGAGAATCTTTGATTTATCAAATTTAATGGTGGCGAATTCGCCATATTTAGATTCTAAATATTTCTTAATCTTTTGTTTATTTTCAACATTAAATGTTGAATATTGGTCCATCCAATGGATTTTAAGATAATTATGTTTTCCAACATTTTTAAGTTCAATGTTTAGATTTTCATAATCATAATCTTCATTGATATAGATATTAAAGTATTTATAATCTGAGATTATTTCTTTCTTTTCAAAAGTTTTTGCTTCAATATCCCATAAAAGATAACCATGAAAAGCATTATCACCTTCACCATAATTGGTACAATATAATGATGATGGGTAAGCAAAAAACTCTTTTCCATTTTTTTGATATGATTGTTGGAGATGTATATCTCCTGCCATTACAATATCACCTTTAAAATCAGCAAGAGAAACAAGATTACTATCGGTATGGAGTTGTCCATTTTGAAGGTAGCATCCATTAATTGGGTCATGGAAAAGGTCAATATAATGCTTATTATTATTGCGCTCTTCTTCATTGAATTCAAGCCAAGGGGATTTTCTATCAGGGTGATACCAAACAGCGAAAACAATATTATCAAGTTCAAAAAAACCTGTTGAATCATAGTAGTGTATATTAGGATTGTTAATAATCTCAACAAGCATCTTAATTGATGACATTCTGTTAAGATTTGATTTCATTATATCGTGATTACCATCAATAATAACCACAGGTGCTATCATAGCACAAGAGTTTAAGAAATCACCTGCAAGTACATTGATTTCATTAAATGGTTTTACATAATTATGAAAAAGGTCACCTGCAATTACAATTAAATCAGGTCTGTCCTTAATTAAGGATTTAATTGTGAGACTTGAAATATGTTTTTGTTCTGATAGTCTATCCAAATTATTTTGAAAATGGATATCAGCAAGGTGTGCAATTTTTTTAATCATATTTTAGATAAAGAAACTGTAGTATTAAATTTAATAATATTTTCCAAATATTTTTCCTTGAATGTTTTATTATATCTCTCACAAAATGAATCATTAAGCCAAGGCTTATGAAATAAATGAACACAAATTGTTTTATCGTTTATATTAGGATGACCAATAAATTTATCATTTTGTATCGATATTGTATTTTTATTAAAATACAAATTTAAAATTGCTTGGTCTGTTCCTTCTTCAGATAAATGATTATTAATATGTTTGTATTTTTTAGTTAAAAAAATTATCTCAGATAATGTTTCTTTTTTAATAAGATTACTATTAAAATATAAAAAACCAGCATTAAAACCAAATTTATGTATATCATAAATATTTTCTAATTCTTTTAATTTTATTTCTCTATCGTATTTACTCATTCTTTGGCAAAAATATTCGCTAATAGCCCAAGGTTCAAGCAAAACTAATATGTCATTTTTTGAATCTTTTAAATCAATAGTAATTTTTTCTAAGTTATCAAAAATTATAATGTCTAAATCTAGATACATTACATAATCCCATTTTTTAAAAAAATAATCAAAAATATAAATTGTTGGCATAAATTTATTAGTTTCATTTATATGAAATAAATAAACACCTAATTTTTTAAAATCAATTAAATCAATTTCATCTATATTATTAGCTATTAAACAAAAATCATAACACCATTTACCTTCTTGCTTGCAATTTATAATAATTGATTTAACATGTTCTAAATAATTTTTATCTGCTGCTAAAACTATAACTTTTTTCATTTTTATGTAAAACTTTTTACTGTTAATTTATTTGTATCAAAATTATTCCAAATTTTATAATAATTTTCTATTGTAAAAAAAGATGGATTAAAATTTGACCAATCATCAATTACAAATATAGGATAATTTTTATAAAAATCAATATTTATTGATTTTGTCACTATTGGTATGGTTTTTAAATATAAACCCTCCCAAGTCTTGTGGCAGTCAATTCCATTTCCATTTGGAGAAACAACAAAATAACTTTTAGATAGTTCTATTAAATAATCTTTAAATGGTAATTTATTTTCCATTTTAAAGTCATGTTTATTTAATTCATTTATACAATAACTTCTTTCGTTTATGTTTGTGTTTATATCAAAATTTAAATATATTAGTTTTTCTTTTTTATTATTTTGTGATATTATTTCATTTAAAATATTTTCATCACCATGAGGCCATATTTCATTTGCTATTCCAATTGGTATTGATTTTAATTTAGGATGAGATATGTTTATATTTTGTCCATACCATTCAATTAAATTTTTATCATTTAAATACTGAATATGTGATTCATTTATTGATAAATCACCATTATGTGTAAATAAAATATATGGTATGTCTTTTTTAATTTGAAAAAAATGATGTATAAAATCAATTTTAACAAAAATTTTAATTATTTCATTTTCTTTTGGTTCTAAATTTTTAACAAATCCATGTTCATCATATGAATAATGGCAATTTTTTTTAAATTTATTTCCTGTTATGAAATTCATTAACTTAATAAATTTACTAACTTGTCTACTTCTTCTTTATGTTGTTTATATGGTCTTAAAAGATGTGAGTCAATGTAATAGTCAAAATTTACCAAACTAGGATTGTAATTCCAATATAGTCTATCAATTCGGTGATTTGCAGGTCCATATGTCCAACCTCTTGAAAGCAAGACTATTTCTTCTTTATTATTGTATTGTTGAATTTTTTCAAATAAATATTTTTGGTCGGTTGACCAGCCTTGATTTCTATTGTTAAGTCTATTAACAAATTCACTCCATTCGCAATTTAAGTCTAATATTTCTATAAATTTTGAAGGATTTGCGATGTTATAACACATAGGATATTCCTTATTATTTAAACATTCATAATTATCTGAACTCATTACATAGAGTTTATTATCATCAAAAAAATCTACTTGATTTATAAAATATTTTCTAGATAATGGTATCATATCTATATCAGATATAACACAATTATCATCTAAAAATTTAGTTATATAAAATCTTACAATTTGTGATTGTAATCCTGTATCAATATTATCAATTGATTTGAATTTTTTTATTAACCCATATTCATCTTCAATAAAATCTGAATCTTCATCACAAATTAAAGCTAAAACAGGTGTTATATTAAATATTGTTTTCCATACTTTTGAAACAACAGGCCAAAAATCTATATATAATGGATTTAAGTTAGACCCGACAATTGCATACTTAATTTTCATATTTTATTTTTTTTATTGTAAATTTCTATTATTGGTGTTCTTTGGTCACCTGCTGGTTCATCATCACCCTGAATTGCTTCACCTATAAAAGCAAAATTATTTGATTTTCTATCATGATTTATTGGTTTAGCATATGATTCATGATTATAATACTCATCATGAACTAAGCAATTATTTATAGTATATGGATAAACGATATCTCTTAAAAAATGTTGGTCAATAGCTTTATCATGCGTTCTAAAATTTACTCTTAGATAATCATTAATAATGTCTCTAAAATTTAGTATTGTATTTCCTTTTGCACCCCACATACCTGCATTCATAGCCCACCAATGTCCAATAGGATGGTCTCTAATAATATGGAAATTTTTTCCTGATTCTATCCATTCTGTTACTGCTATTACATCTCTTTCTGATATTCTAGAATCACAATCTCTACAGATATAATATTCAAGATTTTCTTCATTCATAGGTAGAAATCTCCACATTGAATTTATATATCCATGATTGGTATCTTTTTTTATTAATTTTACATCAAGATTTATTAATTGTTCAATTATTTCTTGAGGAACTGTATCATTATAATAAACCCACATTTCCCAATCAGGGAAGTGTATTTTTTTTAATTCAGCATTTCTAATGCAACCAATAGTATACATTGGATTTGAACCATATAAAGAAAAAGATATAACTTTCATAAATTAATTATTATAATGTTTAACCGAATCTTCAATTAATGTTTTATTTTCTCTTATTGATTTATCAATAAGTCTATTAATTGCTTCTACTAATTTCGGTCTTTTATGTTTAAAACAAATATCTAATTTTCTTTTAACATCTGCTAAAACTTCATCATTATCTGTAGTTTTATATGAATCTTCTAAATACCACATTCTACAATGAAGAATACATAATTTTTCAATTATTTCACCAAAATTATCTGTTTCAATTAAATCAGATGGTACACCTGTATCTTTATTAATGTTTAGTAATTCTTTAATTTTAATGTTAATAAAATTATCAATTGTATTTCCTATATTATCCATATTAATTTAAATTCTCTAAAACTTGATTAATGTTATTATAATTTATTATTTCAGCACCAATAAAATTGCTTGCATCACCATGATATAAAATATTATCATTCAAATTTGAACGACTGAAATCTAATATATGATGTTTTCCTTTATGACTTAATAGTGCAATCATTGAACCACCACTTAAAGGTCCAATAAAACCAATACATTTATCTGATGATAAATATGTATTTGCTTGTGATAATGTTAATTCATTTTTACCATACTTTTCACCAATTGAATTTGCATTTTTACCATAAATAAAAAAGTCATAACCCATATTTATAATTTTTTCAATTATTGCAAAATAATCATCAATTGAAACATTTCTATTACCACCCCAGGGTCTTTCTCTATAATGAATTATAAAAAAATTATTTTCTGCATTGGGTATGATTTCTTTTTCTGTATCTAATATCTTTTCAATAAGATTTTTATCTAACATATCAACACTATTATCATTATTTATGATAAAATTATAATCACTTGGATAAGTAATAATTTCCATATCTGAATGATTCATATTTATAAAATCTTCATATGCAATAACATTTTTAAAAATGCTTTCATAAAAAAACATTCTATCTCTTAATGTAACAATTGTTGTATCTTCATTAGAAATTTCATTGCTCAAAAGTTTTTTTATAATAATAATTCTACTAGTACCAATTTCCCAACCTAATTCCCAATATTTTTCCAAAAGATTACTATCGCTATTTCTAGTAGCTGTAAAATTTTCTGATTTTCCTAAAATATAATATTTCATATTTATTTAAATAAAAAATTATAATTTTCAAAAAAATAATTTTCTGGCATTGTTAATTTTAGTGCTAAATTATAATTTTCTTCAATATTATAATTTGATACACCATTATTAATAATTTCTTCTAGTTCATTAATATTAGAAAATATTGGTATGTTTTTAAAATAATTATTAATATTTTTAGTACCCCAATATAATGGTATTGTTCCTGTCAAAATTGTATCAATTAATTTTTCAGTAAAATAATCATCTTGAATTGAGTTTTCAATAACTATAGAATATTTGTAATCTTTAAGACCTTCTATTTTATTATCAATTTGTTTATAACCAAAACCAAAAACATCTATTTTATTAGTAAAATGATTAATTACCTCATGTCTAAGTTTATGACCTTCTGTTTGTCTTTTTCCAGATGCAATAATTGAACAAAATTTTGTTTTATCGTGTATTTTTTTATCTTCATCTTTTAACCAACAACCACAATGAGGATAAAATAAAAATTTATCTGATAAATTTAATAATTCTTTATCGTATGTCAATATATAATCAAATAAATTATAATTATTTTTTATAAATTCATATGTTTGACTATTAATTGCTCTAGGTTCAATTAACCATGCAACTTTTATTTCATCATTTGATTGATAAACATTTGATAAACATGTATCCGTAAAAAAACACACATTTGATGGTTCATTTTTTCTTACCCATTTAAAATATTGACATTTTTGTAATGTAGAGTAATCTGTATGTGCAAATGCAAAATCTTTGATTTTTATTTCCATAATAATATAAAATTGTTTGGGTGTGTTATGGGTTCTTCATCTTTTATATAATAATTTTTAATCATAGATAAAAGTTCATCTTTTGTCAAATAATCTATATTAAAAATGTCACTTATAAAATTAGCAGTTATATATCCCATTTTTGATTTGTTAATTACTTTATCAAAATAAGTTAACTGAATTGATTTTACACACTCTGTAAAGGCATAATTACTAATTATTAAATCGTAATTTTCATTATTTGTTAATTGTGTTATATCTTTAAATATAACTTTGCTCATATCAACATTAGTTGATTCTAAAAATCTTTTGGTTAATTTTAAAACCTGTGGCAAATCAATAAATGTATATGATTTTATATTAAATGTATCCATAATGATTTTTGATTGTCCACCATAACCACAACCTATTTCAACAATATCTAAATTGTCTAAATTACCAAATTCATTTATTAAATCACCTAGAACTTTAATATATCTAATTGTAGTTGGTGAAAAATGTCCAATATCGTACATTAATTTCATTGGTGAACCTACTGAATCATTAGTAGAATACTTATATATATTTTTTAATAATTCTGGATTTCTTTTTTTAATTAAATCTAAATAAACTAATCCTTGTTGAAAAGTAACATGTTCTAGAATTCCTGTGTATTTATTGTTGATTCTGAATGTATTAAATATCATTGTATCTTGTGATGCTTGTTCACAAAAATTAGGATAAATATTATCGTCTGATATACTTGTTCTCATATTTTTTATAATTACTCGTTATGGTTGAATATTAAATTACCACCAATTGGTTTTTTTGGTTGATAATTATCTATAGGATTAAAATCGTATTTTCTAGAGAAAAATATTGTTGTTGTCCATGCGTATTTATTAAGTGGACCCATTCCGTGAAAATCAATTTGAATAAAATTATTATTTCTTAATAAAGAGCATGAATCAACATACCAATTAGAATTATCAAAAATAATTATCCCTGTTTTATTTAAAAACTTAGCTGCTAATAACGCACAATCTTGTCTAAAATCGCCATCAATTAATATTATGTCAAATTTATCAAAGTTTTTTATATAATTTATATATTCTTCTTTATTATTTGCAAAAAATAATTCTTGATTTTCTCTTTTATTATTAATACCAATATTATACCATTCTACATTATTTTCTACACTTATAACTTTTTTACAATTCCTAGAAAAATAAGAACTTGAATTACCTGAACCCCATTCAAAAACTGTTTTGTCAGATAAATCTAATTGTGCTAGATATTCAATTGTTGGGTAGGTAAACCAAGGTAAGGTATTATTATTTTCATCTGTTATTTGATGAGTGTATACACTATTCATATTTGTTTAAAAGATTTTTTATTTGATATAATTGAATGACAATCCCATTGTAATTGTTGATGAACATTATGTTCTGATAATGGATTATGAAAATTATAAAGATGTAAAATTTTATCAATATATTTTACTCTTTCAAATCCTGCAATTTCCATTACAGGAAACATTATTGCAACATCAGGTGCTGCTTTTAAAAAATTACCATTATCATCTTTAAAACAATTAAGGTCAGGGTCTTGGTTATATATTTCTTTAAAGCATTCATATTTAAATGTTCTTAAATGAGATGCAATAAATTGTGTTTTTCTAAGATTTGAAAATTCTAATTCTGTATATGGTCTTGCAAATCCTTTTCTTCCATCTGTCCAAAGTGATTGACCATATGTAACCATACAGTCATGTTCATTATAAAAATCATTTAAATAACTAAGAGATTTATTACCATGTAATGCATCATCACCATCTACAACAACAATTATATCATTTTCATTTGCATACATAGGTACATATGTTGAATAATTATGTAATAAACCTTTGTTTTCTGTATTCTTAATTTTTATAAATTTATCATATTCATCAATTAATTCAAAACTGTCATCTGTTGAGGCATCATCAATAAAAAGAACACGATAATTATCATAATCTTGAGATACGATTGAACCAACACATCTCTCTATAAAAGATGATGCGTTATAAAATGCACTTACTATTAAAAAACTATTTTGCATTTATTTTAAAAATTGGTCTTATTTCTTGATGACAACCATTAATTTCATTAAAATTCATTTTTTTTAAATCAATTAAAACACCATCTAAATACATTTCATTTAAATCTTCAGCAGAATAACTGTATTGTCTTCCAGATATATTTTCAAATGTTTGTTGAACTCTATTAATTGGTGAATTAACAAGTTTACTATTTTCATATGATGAAATAATCATCTCAGGTCTACTAAAATTTGATAAAAATGCTTCAAATAAATTTGGATTGCTATATTCTAATGTTTCACAAAGATATTTAATAAAATCTGTTTTAAAAATATGTCCATCAACTGACATTGGATATGCATAATCATTAGTTCCATCACTAACTTTCCAAGATATTACAGGTTCAATTAAATCAATATCAAAATAAAAATTATGTGTTTTATAATTATTTATTTTATTTAATCTTTGCATTGTATAACAATTAAGAGTGTTTAAACCCAAACGTAATGAAAAACAATTTGCATTTGTTATCATAAAAATATTATGTAACTCATCATTATTAAATTTAAAAGATTGATATATTATATCATCATCAGTTAGAAATACTGTATATATAGAATCTTGAAATAATGATAATAAATCTTGTTTAAATGATTCTTCTTTTTTGAAATTGAATTGTAGGTATTTTTTAATTAACAAATCATATCCTTTTTGAAAATCATCATTTGATGCTTTGTAAAGAATATTTAATTTGTAATCTTCAACATTAAAATTTAATAAGATTGATTCAAGCAATAAATCAAGTTGCATTGGTCTATCTTTTGAAAAAACTATTCCGTTTAAAAGCATGTTATTTAAAAGTTTCAAATATATCTAAAATACGTTCTTTTTCCTGTGGTTCATTATACTGTGAAGCAGTATTTATTTCGTTAAGACACAAATCATCATACCCATATCCAGTAAGAAAAATATTTAATTGTAGGGTAAGATTGTCTGCAAGAGTATGATAATCACCATTTTGACACCAAAATCCGTTATTATTTTTTACATATTCTTTATTACCGATGTTTGAAAACCCAACAACATGGGTATTGCAAGCCATAGCTTCTAATGGAAGAGTTCCAAACCCTGCAATTTCATCTGTATAAAGACAAAAAGCACAATCAGCAAGTTCATTTGCAAATTGTTGTTTTGACATACCCTTTAATTCAACAAATTGAGTATTTCTTAATCTCTTATCACTTGATTTAACAATATTAATAAGATTATGTGTGTTCATCTGTTGTGTATTTGACCTTGATGAAGAAAAACAAACCCTAAATGCTTTATCTAGATTAGATTTGAATATTGGACTTATAGATTGTTTATATTGGTCAACCTCAATCCCTGGCATATATTTTTGGATATATTCGGTAATACCTTGAGATACACTTATTACTCTTTCAATACCCGATTCTTTCCAAGATTTTGGTTGTGGCATTGAGGTATAAATGTAAATCCAACTCTGTGCAAGGACTGTCCTTTTGCACTTCATATTCTTCGTAGAATCAATCAAATTACCAAAACCTTCAGGTATTACCAACAAATCATTTGAGTCGATTCTGAGGCTTCCTAGACCATTAATTCGGACTTTTGGAATATGGGCAATGCTAAATTCCATCCAAGTTGGATTGAACATACCATCTCCTTCATATAAAAGAGTAACATCATACCCATTATCTGCAAGAATTTTTGCTTGTTTAAATAAAACACCCATCCCACCTGATGGGGTATTCATATTTGGACAATAATAAAAAACTTTCATATTGTCAAATATACGACAATATTTTAATTAAACCTTGGATTCTGTACTTCTTTATCTGATGCTTCAACACCCCATGCGCTAACAATTAAATAACCTTCTTTTACAGGTTGTAGTACGATTGGGTCTTCTTTTACAATGTCAACCAATTTATGACCTTGAACTCTTGCATTTTTCATGTTTAATTGGTCTTTTGTTGCAATAATTAGAAGACCTGTACCCATTGTGTATTCAGATTCTTTATTGTATGAACGAGATAGGTCGATTTTATCAACTTTAAAGTTAATTATTTCTTTTTGATTCTTTTCTGGAATACCTCCAATAAATCTATCAACATTAGTTAAGAGTAGTCCATACTTATCACAAATTCTAATTACTGAATCTTCATTGATAAATTTATTAAATGGATATTTGAATGAATAATATTCAATGTTTGATTTAATTTTCTTTGATTCTTCAATCTTTTTAACTTCTTCCTTATAATTTGAGATATTTTTCTCATTGTTAAAACCTAAATTGATTAGTTTTTGATAATCTTCAACTTTTGATTCATCAATAGGTGTATCTAGCACAGCTTTGGCTTCATTAAGTAATAAATCATGTGCAGAATAAACTTCATTGTGAATATCTTCAATTAATTCTACATTTGATTTTTCATCAAACATTGGGTCTAATTTAACATTTTTAGGAAGAATGGTTCTCATAACTATTTTAGTATAAATAGTTTTAAACTAAAAAGTTTCAATAAAAATATTTAAATATAGTATAATCATTTCTTCATCATATGAATAAAAAATACGTTTATGTTCAGATATAAATCTATCAAAATATTTAACTAAATATATTTCATTTACATAGTTATTTCTACCATAAATTTCAAAGAATAAATCATAAATAAAGTTTATTACTCTTTTTATATTTTTAAATACTGCTCTATTGTAGAAATTATCATAGATAAATTGATGCATTGATTGAAGTTTCAATGCAACATGTTGGTTTGGTAAATCAAGCAGTAAGTCTTCTTTCCATTTTTTTAAAGCAAGAACACCCTCTTTTGTGGAGGGTGTCTTTGCTCTATAAAAGTATAGATTACTATCTATCATAATGATTTTAACAAATCTAACTCTGATTTTTGTGTCATATTTTCAACAAGAAGTTGTCTTGTATCTTTAACTTCATCATAATCAGTATCAATAATTTCATCATCATCAAATTGCTCAATAATAGAACCTGTTGGAGGTGTTAATTCAAACCTCATATGGGCAGTATCAAAGGTTGAATCTTCAAATACATGACCTGATGGTGAAATATTTGATTTAACAAGGTGAAAAGTAGCACGATTATGATTTCTATCATCAGAATCACGACCAATTGTAATAACTACTTGTGCCTTTTTAACTTTAGCAACAGAACCACCTGAATCATTCAAATCAAGAAGTTTCTTATTGTTAGATTCTTTCTTAGCTTGTGTGGCAGTCCATCCACAAATATCAAACTCAACAAGCATATCAAGAATAGCACCAACAACTTCTTTCTCACCTTGATATGGATTATTTTGATTTGAAAGATGTGATATCATTTCATCAACATAGTCAATATTAATTTGGTCAAATTTATATCCAACTTTTTGTTGATACTTAATAATCCAATTTTTTAATTGAGGTACTGTCATTTCGCTAGATGGGAATCTTTTGATTTTAATTAAACCAAGATTTTTTGATTTAATCTTTTCAATTTCCTCATTTGCTCTTTGCGCTGCTTTTTCAGGGTTCTTTTGAGCATCTTTAAATGATATACCTGTTAATGCAGTTGATACTAATAGTTTAATATCTCTTGTTTCGTTCTCACCAAAGATTATGTGAAGAACTTTCTTACCTTGTTTGAAAGCATTTATAGAAAAATTGGATAGGATAGTTGATTTACCAACACCTTGTCCTGCTATAATCATTCCAAGTTTACCTTTTGGTAGACCAACAATGATTTTATCAATTTCTGAAAGACCTGTTTTAATAAAATCTCTATAACGCTGAGTAAATAAGGTTTCATCAATATTATCAATATCATCAGGGTCTTCATCTTCAGTACCAATATTGATGATTTTACGCATTTTTTCTAAAATCTTATCAAGAGATTCTAAATCATTTGATTCAACAATATTTTTAATTTCACCCTCTGAAAGATTTTTTAATTCCTGGACTTGAATGAATGAATTTGTTGTTTTTTTAACAAACTCAAAATCATTTCTTTCTTTACCATCAAGAAGATTTTTATAATCTTTATGCATGATTAATAGTTCATTAATCCAAGCATCTTTTTGTTCTTTAGTGTGTGTTTTATTTGATTTAATAATTTCACCAATATTTCTTTCTGTTGGTAAACCATTGTACTCTTGTACATATTGTTTAACCAATGAAAAAATTATTTTGTGTTTTTCCTCTGTAAAATGTTGTGATTCTAATTTTAGAATAACATCCTTTGGGAAATCACTATGAAAAATATGAAATAAGATTCTTCTCTGATGTCTATCAGAGCCTAAAGATAAAGTATTACGCATTTATTGTTAAAAATTAATTGTATGAATAATCCATTTTGAGAAGTTTTTTCTTCTCTTCTTGAGATAATACTTTTAAATCATTAAAAGACATTTCATGTTTAGACATTATCTCAAAATCAAGGTATTGTGTATCAATATCTGTCTTTTTAATGTGATTTTTTATAGCATGACAAATCTCACCAACAGATTTAATAAATTCTTCTGAAAAGATTGAATTTGGATTAAAGTTAAATACCGTGAACTTTCTTTGAATAATATAATTATCATTCAAATGTAATGAAAAATCAAATAAAAGTTCTTCAACAAATTCAATTTGTTTGATATTATCAAAAGATGTTTTTGATTTTGCTTGAATATCAAATATACCATCTTCATTAACAGAAATATTCTTTTTATAAAAGAGTTCATTTGAATTATCTTTCAATGAAACCACAATCATAAATTTATCTGTGATATTTTTTAATGCCCTATCCAACCCTTCTTTACTAATATTTTTATCTTTTAAATAAAAATTATTAGAATTGTATGCTTCCTTCAAGGGAAATCTTTTTGGAAACAAATCAACAAATGTTTCTTCATTTTCATGATTTACACCAACATATACTTCTTTTGTTAGTCTTTGATTTGGTAATGAAAGAATTTTTTGTAGTACTTTACGAATTTCAGGAACTAAATCCTTAATATTTACCATTTGTCTAACAATTGGGTTATAACAATCGGCATCAAAAATTCGTTCTGCGACAAGATTGTTTCTATATGAAATAGAAAACTTGAAATGATTTTTGCTCATTTTAAATGATGTTTATTTTTATCAAATATGCACGTTTTTTTTGAAAAAATCTTTTTCTCTGATAATAACAGGATAAAAAGGTTCATGAAATTTTATAAAATCAGAATTATAATTTTCAAGATACGCATCTTCTGTCATCATCTTTAATAAATTCTCTTCACCTCTTCCATTTGGGTCTAATGGTTCTTCCGCTACAAGTGCTAATTCTGCCATTGCTTCCTTTGTAAGGAAAGGTTCAAGTAAATTAATTATTTTATAATTTAGTTTGTATTGGTCTAAACCTACTTTACCAAATGTTTTGAAAATACCTTCAGTAATATTTTCAAGAACTTTAAGAGGTTTCTTTTTATTGGTGATTCTATCTTCATTTATTTGTCTAGCCTCCTTAATAATCGTTGCTGCTTTAACTTTTTCAGTTTGGATTTTCGGAAAATGTTTGAGAAGAGTACTTTCACCCAAACCATCAATCCCACTAATATTATCAGAGTCATCCCCACACATAGTTTTAATAATTGTAAGATTAGAGTAGTGATGTTTGAAAAGAAGGTAGTAATTTTTTTTGGTAACATTCTGTTTTAAATTAGCAATATAAACAGAGACGTTATCATATTCTAAAAGTTGACAAATATCCCTATCGTTAGTATAAATAGTAATATTCTCTTTATCGTGATACTTTTGACAATAGTACGCAATCATATCATCTGATTCAATTTGGTCAACTTGTACTTGACGAATAAATAACTCCTCAAGATAGTTTTTAACCCTAATCATTTGCCAAAGATATGATTCTTTCTCTTGTTGTTGTTTTTTAATTTCAGCAGGAGTTAAATCAATCTTTTTATACCATTCTTTTCCTTCACGATTAGCTTTATATTCTCTGTAAATATCATATCTAAGTTTTCCCCCATTCTCACCATCCCAAAATACAATAACTTTATTAATATTTTGAGAACGGATGAGACTTCGGGTTTGCATTATAAACTGATAAAGACCACCTATATGTCTGCTTCCATTAAATGTATGCTTTGCACCATTAAATGAACGCTTCATCAAATAGTTTCCATCAATTAATAATGTATTTACAGAAAATTTATATACCATTATTCATCATTATCTTTCGTATTATCCTGAATACGAACCACCTGCACATCATCAGCACCTTCTTCTCCTATTTCGGATAACAATTCAGATAAATGATTCTTTTTAAATTCTTCAAGTTCTGATTCTAGTACAAGACCATAACTTGTTGAAAGAATTTTACCTTCAAAAGAAATATTTGAAACGTGATTTTTAACAATTTTAATTGGTGAAAGGATTCCAAGAGCAGTTGTTTTCTTATTCTTGGTAATATTAATCTTTTCAACACCTCTTGCTTTAGTACCACCCATATGAATGATAAGTCTGCTCATTGAATATACCGCCTCACCGCCTTTATGTCTAAGTACACCTTGTCCACCTGCTTGTGAATCAAACCATACTTTTTGAACAGCTACAGCAGCAGCTACATATTTTTTACTTACTTTTCTTGTAGATGGAATCCTATGGTGAAAAATACCTTTGAATGCTTGTTCCATTGCACCTGCATTCCACATATTATTACTCTCTTTATCTTTCTCTCTTGCAGTAAGAGTTTTACGGCAATCAACAGAACCAAAACTATCAATACAAAAGATTACATCCATTTGAAGTTCATCTTTTTCTTGTGCATCAAGAATATTATTTATGAACTCTGCAATATCTTCAATTGAAGGTGCTGAAAAGTTTTTATCGTATTTCTTACCATAATTCTGAACTAAATAATCAGAATCAACATAAAGATAGTCACCATTAAAATCAAAACCCATCTTTGTAAGGTGGTCTTTCTTCATTGCATTTTCAGTATCAATGATTACAGGTAGGAAACCATTCTGTTGTGCTGATACTGCTGCTTCATAAACAACAGTAGACTTACCTGTATCGGAATAACCTCTAACAAGTGTAAGTTCACACAATGGAATACCTTCCAAACCTGTAATTTCTTGATATCCTTTGCTAAGTGGAAGCCATTGCAAAGGTTTTTGTTCTTCATCATTAATTTTAAATTTTTCTTTAAAATCAGACAAAGAAAAAGACTTTTTCTTTATTGGTTTTTTTTCTTCGGAGTCGTTTACTAATGTTCTACCCATGATATATAATTATTTTAATAATAAATTGTAATAAAAAAGGTACAACAACAGTAAATACAGAGGGGAGTAATGTAAATACTGTGTTGTACCTTAAACCCTTAACTAGAAGGGCAAGTCATCATCCTCATCATCAACTGTAGAAACTACAGGTGATTTAGCAGTTGCTTTTGCTGTTGGTTTTTGCTCTTCAACAGGAGAAGATGACATTTCAAAGTCTGCCTCAGTATCATCTTCATCAACAAAGATTTGAGACTGATTTAATGAATTATTCATAGATGCAGACTTATTTTCTCCAATATCATATGTAGCATTATTAATTGCTTCATTGATAAGTTCCATTTCTTTCAAAAAGAAATCTTGTTGTTTTTTTCTGTTGTCAATGGTTACCATTTCACCATCAACTTTTTTGGTTACTTCAAAAGAAGGAATATCTTTTGCATTATATTTCCAATCAACTTTTGTTGAATCTTCCATATAAATACCAAAGTTTTTACTTCCTGCAACCCAATTTTTTGCACATCTTATAGCAAGATTAAACCTTTTGGTTTCTGTTTTATCAACAGACTGTGAAATATAAAGTTTTACATAACCAAGTCTATTGTTAGCAGCCAACCAAGCAAGAGAATTTACAAATCCGAAGATGTATGTACTCACTCTTTTATCTTGTGATGTGAATGGTAGGTCAAGTACAAAGATTTCACCACTATCATCGGTAAACTCAAAGTTTACTTTTGGATTAGGAATTTTTGTACCATCAGTTCTTGTAATTACATTATCAAGAATTGGTGTTACCTTGGTCAAAAACCCATAAAAAGGTTTCGGATAGTTGTTTTGGTCAACCATCGGAAGCTTTTCATACTGACCATCATTGTTTTTCTTGTTTACAACGAAGAATTTCGCTGTGATTTTGTTGTCATTTGACTTTGTTGAACCCAATGACATGTAGGTTCTGGACTTTCTGTTAATCGTTTCAAATCCCATAATGTTAAAAATTTAAATTGTTAAAAATTAATTATTGTTTAAACAAATATATATGTTTTTTTATAAATAGTACGTTTTTAGTGAAAAAAAATAAAAATTTTAATTTGTCACCCTGAACCTCACATAGTTAGAGTTCGGATACTGAATTCCATTTTTATCCAATCCCCTCATTTCAATTGTGTAGTCATGTGAAATAAACCATGAAAAATCAATTTCAGCAAAATATTCATCATTAACTTTTGAAGCCTTTGTAAATGGAATTACATCAATTTGATTCTTACCTTGATTAACATAAATTCTGAATTCAATATCACCAATTATACTTTTTAGTATTTTTGTCTGAATTAATCTTTTTGCTTTAAAAATTAATCTCTTTAAACCTGCTTTTTTAGATACTACTTCATTTTGTTTGATACCTAATACATTAATAAATACATCAGTTCCATATGTTAAAGTAGTACCATCATTTAAATCAAGTTTAGAAATATTGAATTCCTTTTCTAATACTTTATTTTTTCCATTTTGTGTATAATGCCATCTATTATAAAATATTTCTTGGTCTTGATAATTATCGGAATCAATAAAATATGATATCTTATAATTGTAATAATTTAATTTAGTAAATGCTGTGGTTTCTGTTGTTGAAAATATTATTTCATCGTTTGAATCAATAATTTCAAATTTATTAATTGATGTAACAGGTGCTTGTGAAACAAAGAAGAAATCATTTGACTCATCAAATCTTAAACAATAGTTTTCATCTACAACCCTATCATCATATGTTGTTTCTAAGAATGGTTCAAAGAATGTTTGTGTATATTTTGAAAAAAATGTAACAACATTTCTAGTTTCTGCTGTTAATGATTCTGTATTTGCAGAATATGCAATACATATACCATTATTGGGATTACCTGAAAATAATATTCCATTAACATAATCTGTAATATCAATATCAATATCTTCATTTCCAATCTCAAATCTTTGAGTTGTTATTATTGATAAATTAGTTGCTGCGGTTGTAAATGTATATGCTGTTTCAACTTTGGTTGAAAAATAAAAATCATCAAAGAAAAAGTTGTAATTATCTGTAATTCCACTAGTTCCATCAATTTTTACAGATAAAGTATATGATGTATTACCTGTAAAACCACTTGGAACAGTAAATTTGTATTCTAAATCGTTCCAAACACCTGCATTAAATGCTGATGTATATTCAATTGTTGAATTTAGTGTAATTTCAGGGTCTAAACTAGGTGATACATCAAGATAAATTCTTTTATAATCACAAGTATAGCTGCTCAAATCTAAAACTTTACCTGTAGCATAATAAACTGTGCTTGATGTTGTATTTGCAGAAACAGTTATAGGTGTACTAAAGTTAAAAAGTGTATTAGTTGGGGAGTAAAATGAATAATTTAATGGGTTGTTATTTTTTAATAATAACGAATTAGAACCACTATATGTATACAATGTTGATGATGTTAAAATACTATTTGTTGTATCACTTGTAATACCTGAAATGCCTAACTCAAATGTTCCAAAATCCCCATCAATAATTTGATTTGTTGTATTTGCTGTTGTAAGACCTGTTGCTAAAATAATATCATCAATATAGTCTGTATCTTTTAAAAAGACACCTTGTTGTGTCCAATTAATTTGTGGATTTTTTCTATTATACCAATTTGCTGCTGATTTATTTAATTCAACTTCTCTGAATAATCTATCATTATAGATATAGTCATATCCTGTACCTTCATCAAATGATTCTTCAAGTTTAATAAAGGCTAAATCAAAACCACTTGCTCTTTTGGATGTTAAAAAATCAACACCAATATAACCATCATTCAATGCAATACAATTTTTTATTTTTAAAACATGAGATTGAATTGTATTTTTGTTTATAGTATTACTTGATATTTTATGTTGTAATATATCTAGGTCTATATTAAAAACATAGCGACTTACTTCTGTAGTTGCAGTATTAGAACCATTACCATATGATAATTCAATAATTGGATTTCTTGAACTATTTGTGTAAGAATTCCTTATTAAGGTAGCCTGTTTTTTAAAATATGACCTGAATATCATTAACTATTTTTGATTATGTCTTTAATTTGGGTATCACTAATTTCAGGAGTTTTGTAAACACCTGAAGTCATACCTTTTTCATTTTCATTGTATTGTTTATTACCATAATATAATGAACCATTTACTAAATCAGTTCTACCATGTTTAGCAAAATATTCATTCCAGTAGTCTTCAATTGATTGCGCTCCTGTAGTAGTTTTCACCATTTGATTTAATGATTCAAGTGGTGTTGGTGGTGTTAATTTATCAACCCTTTGAGAAAGTTCACCAACTTTATTATTCATTTGGTCAACATTAGTTGTAATTTCATCTGTTTTTTGATTTAATACTTGAAGTATTTTAACAGAATCATTAATATATTGTGTTAGATTATCAATTTTTGATGAATGTATTTTTAATAAATCAGATGCAGTATCCTCAAATCCTTGATTATCTGATGTATCAACATCAATATCTGTTTTATTTTCAATAGGTTCTTGAGTTTGTTCAACACCTTGTTCTTCAGGTTTATTACCATCAAGTACATCACCTATACCACCAAAAACATCACCCGATGTTTCATCTTCAGCAGGAATTTCATCTTGTTCTTCAAGATTTTCTGGACCGCTTTTTACATGATATTCAAGTAAATACCTAAAACGGTCATATGTTTGGTTTTTTTTATCTCTAATCCTCATATTACTGTTCAAATCTAACTTCTTTTAATAGTTGTCTACCATCACTAGTAACAAACTTTTTATTTATCATTTCGGTATGCTCAAATAAACCATCAAGTACTTTAAGACTAACTTGATTTTCATTTGTTTCTTCTTTTTGAATTTTATCATCAGAAGTAATAATTTCGGAAAGTTTTTTATTGAAATCTGTGTTTTCCATAATTCTTTTCTTATAATTAGTATTTATTTTTACTTACTTAAAAAAATAAAATATGGAATTGTCTTCTCTATAAAGAAGGTATCTTGATTAGTAAACAAATTTAAAAAGTAATTATATATTTTATTATCAATGTCATTATAAAACTTTTTAGTAGAAAAATATTCTTCTAAATTTTTAACCTTTAATAGGTCAAACCAAATGAATTCATTAACATTAATAATATAAATTTTTTTATTTATACTTGAATAACCATAAATCATTTTATTAAGTTGATAATATATGTCAACTTCTGATTTATCCAAATAATCTAATAATTGACCAAACTCATTAATTTTTTTAAAAAATGGGTCAATAATTTCAAAATTTAATAAGTTTAAATATGAATTGTGTATATTAAGTATAAAATCTTCATATTTTTTTAAAAATTCTGATAAATATTCTTCTGGTGAATAACACCAATATAGATTTTTATCAATATGATTATTTTCTAAATCAATTTGATTTGGATATAATTCCCTTGCTTTTTTAATCCCAACAATAAGCAATGGCTTATCATCAAAAATCTCATTAACAAATTCAAATTTCTTTGTTAAAGGATAATGTGAATAAGTTGAAAAATATGGATTTTGGGAATCAATTCCGTATAAATAAGCCAATTTCATACCGCACAAAACTACAGAAAAAATTTTTAATTTTTGTAATTTTCTCAAAATTAACTTAAAACGGTGTCACCATTGTAACTTGTTGAAACACTTAGGATAAAATTAATGTAATCAATATAATCTTCTAATTTCATCATTTCAAGATGTAGGTGAACACCTTCGCTTTGACCTACATTACCTTGTATTGCTAATGTCTGTCCTTTTGTAAATGTATCAGATTTTTTAACTTTTGCTTTCTCCCAATGTAATATAACCATTGTCTTAGTATTGTCATCACTTAGTAAACACATTACTGAATTATTACCACCATCTTTAAATAAATCAATAACTTTACCATTAAAAGGTGCAGGTATTCCTGCAATAGAACCACCTTTTTTAATAACCATATCTGCAACAACATAATTACCTGCATTATTTGTGTTTTCTATTGTACTAAAATTAGCAGTATCTTTAAATGTCTTTACATAATTACTTTTTCTATATGCAACATTCCATTCTCTATTACCTGCACTTGTAACCACATGTTTTTTAACTATTAATGGGTCGTGATGGACTGTTAATTCATAATATTTCTTTCTTTGTTGACCTGCTGTAAATATTGATAGTGTATCTGTAGCTTTTAATGCAGTATTATTTATATTTTGTCCGTTTATAATTGTTATATTAATATCACCTCTAATTCTTCTATAAACATTATTTTTTACAAAATCAACAAGTTCTTGTTCAACAATTGGATTTGTATCTTTTTTTAATCTATAACCTTTAAATGTTGTTTCAAGTCTCTGTGTGTCAGAATCAATTGAGTGTGTTACATTGTAAATAATGTATAATCCCTCAAATATTGGAATAAATTCTTCATAATAATATTGAGTTGGTTGAATACCCATATTACCATATGGAATTTTTATAGTTGAAGAATAGCTTTGTTTTTGATATACATTTAATAATGATTGACCCTTTGGGATTGTAAAAGAATTACTTCCATTGTTAATTATATCTGATTGAATTCTTAATCCTTCATCTGTATTTTTCAAAGACTCTGTTGAATGTTGAAAATTTGAAAAAACCATTTGATTTTGTCTACCTGTAAATTGAACTTTAAAAGCATTTAAACCTGTTTTAAAATCTTGAGGAATTCCATCATTTAATAAAATACAATCATTTTTTATTGGATAGTTTGCTAATGTATTTGGATTACTTGATAAACCACCAACATACATTGCAATAAATAATGGTTTTGTTACTGTACGTTTATTATAATTTATATCAAATAATTGATTATAGTTTTCTGTTGTAGTTAAAAATCCTTGGAATGGATAAAACCAAAAGTTGTTATCTGATAGTAGTCTTGAAATTGCACTAAGCATACTAACATTTGAATCGTTAATATCACTTAGCATTGTTTTCATATCTAAAACACATCTTTCAGATATATCATTATATGCTCTATCAACAAATTTAAATTCATCTTTTAGTATTAGTTTATAACTATCTTTTTTAACTCTATGTAAATAATTTTCATAGATTACTTGCATAGATTTATAAACAGCTAATTTAACATCGTCATCTTTAAGACTACCTTCAAATGCTCTAAATTTATCATCTGCCTTTTTTTGAATTTCTTTAAAAAATTCTACAACTTTTGGTACTAACAATTGCAGATAATGTAAATATTTAGCATCGCTTATTGTATCAAAAAGATAAATATCACCCTGTGCAATATTACCAGGTGTAACATTTTTAGAACTTGCTCTATAATCATTTATTGAAATGAATTGTTTTTCATAAAATAATGATAATACATTTTTATAATCATCTTCAGTCAAAGAAACATTAGATGGTAAATTTATAGAAAATTCACTTGGTGCATCAGTTTGTGAAGGTGTAAATACTATTCTATATTTATATTGAGTTGTAAAATCTGTCCAAAGAGTTTTTAAATAATTATAAAAATTAGTATCTTTAAAAACATTAAAACCAAATATATTCCAAGTTTTATTTGTTGGATTTAAATTTTGACCTTCAGAGTAAAAAAGATAACCAGCAATTATGATTAACATTCCTTTAGGAATCTCAATTAAGCCACTAACTTTAATTTTATCTGCTAATAAATCAAAATCAAATACTTCTAAATAAGAAGAATTATATATTTCTTTTAAATTTTTATTTTTTTCTAAATACTCTTTAAGACTAAGTACATCATAATCACTTTCTTGATTACCTCCTTCTAATTTTACATCAGGTACAAATAATAAATTAGTATTTGTGAATTGATACTCTGTTGTTGGTGTTGGTAAATTTTTTATATATTTTGTAATAATATCATCTGAGTCTACACTTGAAATAAGCGTTGGTTCAATTGATGAAACTGTAATATAATTTTCATCTAATTTTCTAATGCCTTGAATTGGACTGCCTTTATCAATAGTTTTGTTTAAAGTTAATTCAGAATTAGTGTATGTTGTAAAAAAGTTATCATTTGAAATTTGTGGTTTAACAATATTTTTAAACCAATTTTTTAAATCTTCGTTTGTAGTAATAGCATATGCAATATTTCTTGCTTCAAATTGAATATATGTTAAAAAAATATTTTTCTTAACATTTTCATCATTTATATTTTTTTTACCAAATAAATCACCAAAAAAACTTGAAAAAAATGAAGTATCATCATTACTACCAAATTGCCATTTTTTTACTACATCATCATCAACATTACTTAATGGCATTGTTATTTGAGATAATAGATTAAATCTTTCGTATATTAATTTTGATGTTTCTTGAGGTGTTATTTTATTATAATAAATGTTATCAACATTATTTACACTATTACTAGCATATATTTCTCTTGAGTTAAATGGTATATATTTATCAGAACCGTTTTCATTTTTTTCATTTAAAATTT